CTTTGCATTTCCCGAGCCATTAACATTAAAATAATTAAGATACTCAAGAGTATTGCAGTGTGGACATGGTTTTTCTGGTCCACCAATCAAATCGTTACCATCGCAAGAATCTAAATCCCACATATACCCTTCTATGCAAGTACCGTCAGGATAGGCTGCCCCAAAAGTCGGAGCTTCGTAATCGCATCCAAGTAACTTCATTTACAACTCCTTATTCTTTGAAGCAAAACAAAACACCACAATTTAAATACATTTTCACAGCTCAAGCTCCACCAAGAATCATCACCCATTTCCATTTCAAATAAATCATCCTGTTCAATATATTGAGCAAAAAAATAAATTTTAGAATTTAAGTTTTTTTCTTCTTTTAAAGTTATTTCAAATGAAAATTCATCATCTTGTCGTACCTCACAATTTATTTGGGGTAAATAATCTGACAAAATAATAGATAATTCATCTTTTAATTTATCTTCAATTTCACAGCTCATATAATTTCCTTTTTAAAATGGTTCCGTAAGATCAACGTATTGAAACAACTCGATAGGTACATCGTAAAAATACTCGTTGCGCTTTACTGCTCGATTTGGGACCTCAATCAACGGACTGTTTTTAACGTATTCAGTTTTGCACCAATAAGCATTTTTAAAATCTCGGGTAGTGACAAAGATCAAAGTACCTTCATTTTGAAAAAGCTTATCCTTGCGCTGAGCTATATGAATGCTGTCGTAAGGACAATGCAGCGTTCCCCAGTCTCTCGTCTCCACCTCAATAAATCCGCAAAGCTCACCTTTGCGATAAACGATTAGATCGACCCCATATTTATCGGGATTGGGTTTGCATTCAAGACCCCATCGAATTGCAACCCACCCAGTTACCGCTTCTCGGGCGGGAGGGTCGCAAGCGTCATGCAGCTCCTGATTGAATTTTTTATACTCCATAAGCGAACATGGCTCCCAAGATCGCTCCCATAACTATTGCCCCTAGGTACTCAACCCAGCGGGGGGTCTGACGATCAAGTAAATCTCCCTGATACATACGGTCATTTCGGTATTGGTTACGCATTTTGATTTCCTTTCGTGGATTAAATTGACACCAAATTTTTAATTTGACTTGACAATGATTCGCATTCATTTTCACAATAATTTAAGCTTCTATGAAAACTATCATGCAAAGATAAAAATTCATGCCTAGAAGGGTTTTTGTCTATAAATTCTTGACTTGGTAAATCCCAAGCGTGAGCACAGTCATATCCAAACCACCATAAGTTACTTTGAACTGGATACTCTTTTTCACCTCTTGAATAAGTTATTCCTCCATGAACATCAAAAACAAGATCAGGAGTATTCCATTCGGATTTTTCTTTTGCTGAAGCACAAAAAATTGAAATAGAACTTCTTTTTCCAACGGGTGTATTGTCGGGCGGGACATTCAATGCTGGATGAGGCTCAGAATATTCAGCACCATATAGAGGGTGATCTTTTGAGACTCCAACATACCCACAACGACATCCATTATTTTCATTCATAATTACCACTGCTCTAAATCCAGCTTCGGTAATCCAGTCTTTTTCTACTGTAAACATTTCGTTTTCCTTTCGTGAAAAAACAAACTACATAGCTAGTATCGCTTAGGAGTATTACAACGTCAATACCTTTATCAAAATATTTTTTTTTGTTGCTTTTTTGGTAAAAGGGTGACGGACAGTACCCACGAAAGGATCAGCATTGCGCTGAAGGATGGATTTTGGGGACATCACCCCCGATACTGCCCGTCATAGAGGATTCTAATATGAATGTTGATTGTTTACTACCCGACATTTCTGTCGTACCAAAGGTCTTGCTGAAATAGCTATTTTCAGCTCTGCCTTTGACTAAACCTTATTACTAGGGTGTCTAGAACGCTAGTCTCTCAGGTTTGCAAGGGCGCACCAATTTGCTGCCTAGCAATCAACATACATATTAAAACAAGGTGGGGCTACTCGCTGCGCTGCGTCCGGTAGGTCATGTAGTCACAACCCAGCAGTATCCGCTTTTGCCCCAGTGAAACTTAGACTCCGCAACCGCAGATCATTTTGCCGTTATAGCCTTGTACGCAACGGTACGGGGCATAAGGAGGGCAAGACGCTGCTGCTGCAAAAGATACAGTCAACAATAATACGGCAAGTGCTTTTTTCATACAATTTCCTTTTTAAAATGGGATGTCATCATCCATATCACCTAAACCGCCAGTTCCTGCGCCAGCGTTTGTAGGTGCGCCACCAGCTCCAGCTTCGCTGGGTTTTCCTCCGAGCATCTTCATGGACTCAGCCACGATTTCGGTGGAATACTTTTCGATGCCGTTTGCATCGGTAAATTTTCGGGTGCGTAGCTTTCCTTCGATGTAGCACTGAGAACCTTTTTTAAGGTATTGCCCAGCGATCTCAGCCAGCTTGCCAAAGAATGCAATCCGATGCCATTCCGTAGCTTCCTTTTGCTCACCCGATTGCTTGTCCTTGTATTTGTCAGTAGTTGCTAGTGACAAGTTCGTTACTGCGTCACCGCTAGGCATATAACGGGTCTCAGGGTCACGACCAACGTTGCCAATCAAAATGACTTTATTTACTGAAGCCATGACGGACTCCTTCCTGTTTTGCAATTTGATATGCTTTGCGCCCACAAGTTTTAATCAGTTGGCACTGCACAAACTCAAAAATTCCTAAAGCTGTTTTGATTTTTTTCTTTGACCCTGCGAAAATCTTTTCTTTTGGCTCAACACCCATAGCTCGAAGTGATTTGCGAAGTTGCTTTGCTTTTTTGAGATTCATTTAATTTCCTTCCGAAGATTGAATCAGTTGTTGGGATATTTTCATAAGCTCCTTGGAGACTATCCCCATAATCTCCTCGGTTTTTTCTTTGTTGAGTTTTACTTTGATTTCAAGTGAGTCCCCAGCAAAAGTTACACTTCCTGACAAAAATCCTTCAGGATTACGGGTAAGGTAAATGCTTTCTAGCTGCATTATGCTGCGCTCCTTTTGGGAACCCATCCAGCCTTTTTAAAATCAGAGACAATATTTGAAACTACAGGAAGATTTTTGGCTACTGGAGCCTCCGCTTCCGGCATATATTTTATAAATTCAGGTAAAAGCTCTTGGAGCTGCTTTAATGTATTGCATCCATAAGCAACACCTTTAACTTTAATTGCCAATTCTTTTCGCATTTTTGAATCAGCTTCCATTTCCCCACCCAATTTATCAACTTTAATTTGAGCTTTTTGAGTTAGCTTTATGTCAGACCTATACCTGTCTAAAGTTGGAGTCATAACACCAATGCCGTAAAAATAATTGGTTCCTTCTTTTAGGTATTGTCGGGATTTTGAATCAAGCCAAGCCTCTTTTATTTGCTTTGGCGCTTGAGACAAAACATCGTCAACAACAATTTTTCTAATTTCCTCTGAGTGGTCTTTGCTTTTTGGGACATCCTGCATAACCGCCAATACAAAAGCGTCTCGTAAATAATTTGTTAATCTCATGATGGTTCCTTCGTGGTAACTGTTTTCAAAAAACTTTTTCGATTGCAATTTAAAATTCGATCACCGCATGAATAAAAAACCCTATCGTCAATAACACCAACAACCCTTCTAAATGGGTGTCTTGATGACACTGCGTTTTTTGGATAAAAAACCATATTTTCTTTGATTTCAATTTTTGAGCTCATTAATCCCTCCATTATTTAATTGACAGGGATTGACCTGCTGTAAGTTTTGCACCCTCAACAATGACCCCAGCCTTCAGATCTTCTTTGAGGCGATTCTTATTCAAGGTCGGTGCTGGTGGCTCAGGAATGTCGAAATACTCATCGGGGATCATGTCCTGATTAAGAACTTCAACTGCTGGAGGGTTCTTGCGAACACTCAAAACAAAGTAAGGGCAGTCAATCTTAGTAATACCAGTGCGGGTCATGT